GTAAGCGGCGTTGATCGGAATCAATCTAGTCGCGCCTGCATATGGCATACCGTCTATACGGTTAATAGGCTCAAAGCCGAAGGGAGCGTTGACTGTTGGAAAAGCCATGTGTAACTCCTAAATTTTAATTGCCTTTGCCGAAGGTCACCTTCGTCTTCCTATCGTTAAATAGGGGCATACGAGGATCATTTTCACGCATAAGGCTGTTATCAACAGAGTGGATTTGCGAAGCTGCCTGCTGGTTATAGTAGGCATTCCGTTCTTCCACCATTTCAGTCGGGGCTTTACACAGCATAAGGCCACCTTGGATAATGTTATCTTTAAAGCGACCATCGGTTACTCCATCGGATAATATCTCAGGGTGAGCATCTGCGCGTACTGGCTCCCAACCTTCTCTCATTTTGGAGGAAACGTTACCGGTGTCGGCCTGACCCATAGTACTGATACGAACCCAGTGGTAAACATATCCGGCTTCTGGAGTAGGATTAGGCAGAGTTTCTGGCCGCACCCACGCTTTCTTACGTACATCTTTACTACGAGTTTCAAGTCCTCTATCTATTCTTTGGGTCATTATCGGTTCCTCATTAATTCAGCAGCCTGTTTGGCGTAGTCTTCCAGTGAGATTCCAAGTCGTTTCGCAATAGCAACTTGTGATTGGTTAAGTGTCACCTTCTTCGGTGACGTGCTCCGCGTAGCGGGTGCAACCACGTTACTAGACTTTCTTTTCCTCTCTGCTGGTTCATCTTCAATCCCATCATCGAACTGGTCAGGGAACATTTCTCGCATACGAGCGTTAATTTTCTCGTAGTAAGCATCAGATCGTGGGTCTTCCCCACCTTTCGTAAGTTTGTTATGAAACCCTAGCGCGAACGCTGTCATTTCATCGTCTTCGCCAAACCAAGTGTTTTCTTCACGCCATGAGCTTGCTCTTTCATCTGGTTGAGGCGCTTGGGGTTTCGGTGTGTCTACTTGCGTTTGTACAGGAGTTTGCGGAGCTTGTAAAGACTGCGCTTGCTTGGGTTTTAACGCATTAACTTTCTCTAAACGTATTTGCGCAGCGTTTAGTGCGGTCTGCGCCGCCAAGACTTTATCGGACTCCCCCGACTCGTACGCTTCCGTATACTGGCGTTCGGCTAAAGCCATCTCACCCTGCACTTGTTTCTTAGCAGATTCAATGAGCGAGTTGTGGTTATGGTTAACTGTGCCCTTTAGCTTATCGTTCTCTGCCATGAGGCTTCGGGCATACGTCTCTAGCTCACCAGACTGGCGCATTGCCGTTTCTTTGGCCCTACGTTCGTCATGGTAGCCTTTACTAAAATGCTTTATCCGGCTCTTAACTTTCTCAGAGTAGTTCTCCAGTTCTTCGTCCGTTACTGCTTCTGGAGGCTTCGACGGTTTACGTCCCCGGTCTTCTACGGGGGTATCGTCTTCTATCTCTACTTCAAAAGTCTCCTGCTCGACCTTCTTAGGGGCCTTCATGCTCTCCCGGCCAATAGCACCCTCTACTTCAAGGCTGTTATCTTCCTTCTCCTCGACATCTACGGTTATCGCAGTACTCTTAGGGTCACCATCAGGAAACTCATACTCTACTTGTTGCATAGCCATACATTACTCCTTAAGCACGCGTGACAGCACGCGGATCAGCGACGACAGCTTCTATAGAGTCGTCATTCATTAAACGGTATTCTTGCTTGCCCACTTTAAAACGGGTTCCTGTGTTGGCCCTGAACATTACGTAGTCCCCGACTTCACACCAAGGGCCGGTAGGGAAACGCTCTGTATCAGAATACGCTTGGTCTCCCATCTCTATTACTGCACCCACAGTTGAAAGGACATACTCATCGCGCACGGTTTGATTGGACTTAATTAGCCCACTATCCCCGTAAGTTTCTTCCACGTTCGGAAGCGCAATTAACACTCGGTAGCCTACAGGTCGCGGAATAGAAGCCTCTAACTCTGCTTCTTCCACGGCTTCTTCTTCAATTTTGGCCCTACGTTTGGCCTCCATTGCAGTTTCTTTCTCGCCCTGAAACATATCTGTCTGTTCTGTAATTTGGGCAGTTGCTACCACCCCTGTAACTGTTGCTTGCTCAGTCATCGTCATCTTCCATATAGTTGCGCGAAAGGTCATTTAGTTCTCTAAGTGCGATGTTTAGACCCCGAATTACACCACACGTCTCCTTATACCCAGCGAAGTCGTTAGGACCTCCCGAGTATAAGAATTCTTCTGCGGAGAGTTTATGCTCCGTTATTTTTAAATTAAGCACGTCAAAGACGGTAGTAGTCATTATCTATCCTCGCGGTTATCCCGGTTGGCTTCTGCTCTGTCTCTCTGAGCTTCTGCCGCAGTTCGTCGGGCTTCAGTTTCGGCTTTCGCCATGTCGAGCATAACTTTGGCTTCAGCTACATCGTTGGTAGCTTCCGACTGTTGGTTCTGGGAAGCGATGCGGTTAGCCTCTAAAGTTGCATTGGTGTCGGCTTTACGTGCATCAAGGTTTAATCGCTCTTGACCCATAGCCCCGTCCATTGCGTCCTTAGCAGCCTTCCGTTGTAGCTCACCCTCTTTAAGCTGTAGCTCTTTCTGTTGCATCTGAATGATCGGGTCTTGAGCTTTCTGCTCCGCTTGCTGTTGCGCTGCGGCAGCTTGCTTCTCTTGGGTAAGTTGAACCGCTGCTTCGGCTAACAACCCGGCTAGTTGCATTTCAAACTCTTCAGGCAACTCTTCGTTTGGTGCAGGCAGTGGGACGCCCATCCTCTCTTGCATTTCTAGACGGTATAGGAACGCTACGTGTTCTGCTATGTGAGCACTGAGCGCAGCCATAATCTGCTGTGCCGCAGGGTTCTGCCCAATAAACTCCATAATAGAAGGGTCTTGCATAAACGCTTGGTGGGTAGCAATGTGAGCCTTGTGGTCTTGGTTTATAAAGGCTTTCAGGGGCTTACCTACTAAGGCGTTCATGTTCTCACTAACCGGATCGGTAGGCTTCATATCGTCAATGGTTGGCACCAGCTTATCGGCGTTTTGAATGCCCAACACCTCAATCATCTGCCTGTGTAACTGCGGCAGGTCATATATCTGAGGGGCTGATTGAGACATCTGCATAACCGTCTGGTACTGCACAACCCGCTGAGCCATCGTACTACTATTAGGGTCACTGACAGGGATGACTTCTACCATCGCGTAGTCAGCTTGCCTAGCCCGGGGTTCACCACGATCAGGGACGTACTCATACTCCATAGGAGCATACTCGGCAATGATTCTACGAAGGAGTTTAAACTCCTGCTTCATCGCATAGTGAACGCGAGACTGCACCGCAGCCATAGGCTTAAGCGTACGTTCTAGTAAGGCAAGTGTGGTTCCAACAGGGGCATTAGCACTCATGTCGGAGATGTTCATGTCAGAGATAGCACCTAAGCGTCGGCCCTCTTCAGTGATTTTGTTGAGGAGTGCTAACAGGGTCTGACTTGGCTCCTTATAAGGGAGCGGTAAGATGTTGTCTCGGATAGAACCTGACGGTACATCGACGTCTCTAAACTCACCCGGACCAATAGGGGTGTCGTCTCCCTTAACTCGTAGTCCTCTAGATTTAAGTCCACCCGGTAAATTGGATAGGGTGCCAGCATCAACAAGCTGACGAATAAGGGAAGTGCCCGCTTTAGCGTAGCCCCCAATAATGTGAATAAGGCCAAGCCCATAGAATCCAAACCCCGGTACATATACGTAGTGAACAAAGTGCTGACGTTTAAGCGTCAAGTTATCTTCAGGGTCCCAATTACGACGGATACTCAAGACAGTGTTAGTACCGCGCTCTATAGTAACCACATAGGGCTTAGCAATCTCTAGCCCGTCGTCATCTTCCCCTAGCCCGTCTATAAATAGGTCAGCGTGTATCTCATATAAACAGTAGCGGTCGTCATCCATGAGGGAGAACCCACCTTCTTGGGCTTTCTTCTCCTCAATGTCACTGTGAAACGGCTCAGGGTCCCCTAAATCAGCATCTACGTAGAAGCCAGCGGCCTGTAGCTTAACCAAATCGTTCTTAGTCTTACGCATTACGTGCGTTACACGCTCTGCCTGCTCTATTGTAGAGGCACCATACGGGACAATTACGTCTTCTGCGGGTACATAAACGGCTACTTGGCGGGCTAAATTCGGGTCGTAATACACCTTTTTGAAGGCAGAACCGGCCAATCCTAGGCTATACAACATCCTCTCGTGCTCTGGGCGGTACTCAGTCATCACCTCAGTCAGCTCGTAGTTCATATCTGTCTTAACGCGGAGGGCTGCATCCTCCTTATCCCGGTCAATCTCACCAAGAATTTTGGTTTTTACTGGTCCAGACGCAGGAAATGTCTCGCTCATGGCTTCAGCTTGGAAACGAATAGCCGCTTCAGCTAAAACAGTGCTGTAAACACCACAGGCATCTTCCCACGGGGAGGTGCGCTGCTCCATCTTAAGCCCGACAGTCTCTAATCCTTTGACAAAAGTCTCGGCCCACTCTTTACGGGAGTTAACATCGGTCTCAACTGAGCTAACAAGCTCACTCGCTATTTTGGTAAGGGCTTGATCGTCTAGATATTCTGCAAGGTTAGCGTCAAACGGGGCATTTTCAGCGTCATCCGTATCTTCACCGAAGGTAATCTCCACACGGCCATCTTCTAGGACTACTTCCGTCCCATCTTCTGCCATGAGGTCTATCGCCATTACCGCTTCTACTTCACCCATGTCTTCGATGCCTTCCGGCAAGTCGTATAAACCTTTCTCAATTGCCATCGTTATTTCCTTTAGTAATACCCGCCACGCTGTTGTTTGAAGTACTGCTGCTCTTCGGCCTCATCTGAGGGGAGAGAGATAAACCCGCCTTGCCTAAAACGCATCAAGGCCATAATAACCGTGTCCACTAAATCGTCATTAGACATAAAAGGAAAGCCCGCGACTTCCTCGACCACTTCTTCTGCCCAACGTGTTTGAGGAACCCATACAAGTCCTGAGCGCACTATATCAGCAACTGAATTTAAACGCGCTGTTTTGTCCCCCGAGCCTCTGTGAGGGGTATAGTCTTGGACCATCAGCCCAGACCTCCGCATCTCTTGGTATAGAGGGGTACCACTACTCTTCTTCTCGACTATAAACGCATCCGGCTGCCATTCCTCGTACTCTGCCCAAGCTAGCTCTTTCAACTCGGGAAACTCAAGCCGCTTCTTAATAGCGTTGAGTAATATAATGCAGTTGCAATTCTCTTCCTCGTTAAAGAACACACCCCATGTGGTTAGTGCTGTGTAGTCGGCCCTGTTGTTCTTTTCTGCGGCGGCATCGAGTGCCATTATTACGTATTCACAAGTGGGCGGGTCTTCAGGCTCCCATATTTTCCACCACTCCCGCTTTACTATTGCAGCTTCTTCCGCTGTAGGGTTCTGTTGATACTGCGAGTTCCACTGGAACAACGGCATTGACGCTTTCGTACGCTGTAGGGCTTGAAGGTCAAAGAACTCAGGCCAAAGGGGCTTTTCTATTACTCCCTCACCCCCTTCACCTGCTACCTCTAATATCGCGGGGAACTCTACGACTTTGTATTCATCGGCCAGCTCGTTCTGCGCCATATCCTTAGTAACACGCCCTGTTAGGTCGTCTAAGTGCCAGCGTGTTTGTACGATTGCAATGCGTCCCCCCGGCATAAGCCGCGTACGGGCACCAAAAGTAAACCACTCGTATGCTTTATCGAAAACATCCAAGTTCCCGTTAATAATATCCTGCTCGTTGTGCGGATCGTCCACAAGAAGCAAGTGAGCACCACGACCGGCGAGTGCTGAGCCTACACCGCAAGCAAAATACTCTCCCCCTGCGCTAGTATTCCACCTACCGGCTGATTTAGAGTCACTAGCTAGCTGTACGTTGGGGAATATGGCCCGGTACTCGGGGGTAGCGATTAAATTTCGCACCTTTCTACCAAAGTCCACCGCCAGATCAGTAGTGTGCGAGACCATTAGGACTTTCTTGTCAGGATTTCGTCCTAAAAACCACGCAGGGAAGTATATGGAGATAAGCTGGCTCTTGCCGTGACGTGGGGGCATGTTCACACAAACACGATCTTCCCCTTTACTACCGGCAGGATTGTTGTCATCCCCGTCGTAGTACTCTTTCCCCTGCTCAATCTCCATAAGCAGGTCTGCAAGTATCCTATGGTGTTTGCCCACCTTATAATCAGACTGCATAGCCTTAGCAAACTCGATCAGGTCTATATAAGAAGCCTCAGCTCTCTGTTGGGTCTCTAGCTCCTCCACTATCTTGAGGATTTCTGCCTGCTCGTCAGAGGTATAGTTGTCGAGGTTCTGCAAAAGTAAGTCTGCATCTTCCGCAGTGAACTGTGTGGGGTTGGGCACTACGTTTAAGTTAGTCATCTACTGCTTCGTACACACCGGCAGCGTTTTTCTTAAGTACCTCTAACTTCTCGCGCAGTTTTTCGCGCAGCTCGTCCGCATTTTGGTGGGTTACAGTAATTTCTTTCCGCTCTGTGAACAGCCCAACGTCAGTCATCTTACCCAAAAGTTCTAGGGCACGAATTCTTATCCGTCCATCACCGTTTTCAGTTTCAAGTATTAGTTTATTTACGACGGTATGACGGATTTCAGCAGCGTGGGTAGCTACAACTTGCCCGAATTCACGTAGGATCGCGTCGGTTTGGAGGATGGCTGCGGGGGTTAGCTCGTTAAACCGGCTTGTGTTGGCCGCTTTAGATGTCTTTTCCACGTCTGCCGCATAAGAAGAGAGTAGTTTGGAGGCTACATCATTGTCTATATCGTCTGGGGTAACGTCTAGCCCGTGTTCTTCTAGCTCTAATATGGTCACACACGCCGCTTCAGCACGTTCGCGCAAATCCATATAGGGGATATTGTCCGGTATCTCGATACCGAATTCGGGAGTGAGGGCTATTGCCATCTATATGTTTACCTTTCGCAAGCTATTACGCTGTTACGTGTAGTGTAAGGGATTAGCATAGTAGGCGCAAGTTAGGAAGGTCTCCCAATTGCAACTGCAATTGCAACTGCAAGCAAAGAAATAATCTCACTAACCGGTTAATGAGCAAGTTTTAAGGATTTAAACAGGGGGTTTGGGTCCCTTGACGGGGGGGTTTCTGTGTAAGAG